TTGCCAATTTTATCTAACTTGCTTTTTACTTTATCTAATCCACTTGACATTTTTAAGGCGGACTCTTCAACTTTGTTAGAAGTATTTTTTAAATTAGTTTGAATTGTTGTGAGCTTAGGGCTGATTTTATCAACTAAATCATAGACATATTTTATTTGAAACATCTTTTATTTCTCTTTTAATTTTATTGCTTCATTGATTTTAGTTGCTTCTTCATTGAGTCTTAAAAGCTTTGGAATTGGCAAGTTTTCTAGCCATTCAAAACTTGCCGCGCCTTTGTAGAAAAAAGCTAAATTACAAACCAAAGATTCTAACTCAGAGTTTTCATCCAAGAAACAATAAAAAAAACCTCTAAATATTTAGCCAATAGCTCCTCAAAATCAGATTCATCAAGCTTTTGTATATCTAATGCGACAAGTTTTTGCTTTTTTTCTTCATCTTTAAAAGCAATGTCAGAAATTAAAAACGCTTCAAACTTTTTAAAAAAAGAAACAATATCAAAGTCTTTAGCTGCGTATAGAATGGCTTTAATTGATTTTGCGTCTAATTTGCCATTGTCATCATTCACTTGCTTTTGTGCTTCATCTTTTGGAAGGGAAGCGGTCATTGCAAATACGGCTTCAATAAATTTCTTTTTTAAACCAATTGTCAAATCACGATGTTTGTAGCTTGGTGCAGAAAAATAGATTTTATCAATATCAACAAAATCATTCTTGCCATCAACATTCAGTTGAACTTTAATTGGCTTTGATAAATCAAAAGTTAAAGAGTCCATATTTTAAAAAAATTAAACGGCAGGATCGCCATAAAACACGTAATCAACAGTTCCTAAGTCTTCACGTTCAGGAATCATTTCGAGAAAACATCCTGAAAAGTTTTTATCGCGATAAGTGATTGTGTTATTATCGCCATTGTTGTATAGCTCGTCATATCTATCATTTGAAGCGGGTGTGACGCGGATCTTAATTGTGATTTTGCTTAAATTGGTCGAAATATCAGTTGTGATAATTTTTGAACCATTAATTTGCGGATTTGCTTTGCGTGTTTTTGATCCAGCCTCGATTTTAATCGCGCCTTCATAAGCTTCAACTTTGCCGTTAATTAGCAGATCGCCGTAATCTAAAATAGCCATATGTTTTATTCAAAAGTTGGGGTAAAATTAACTAAAATATTTCTTACTTGAGTTGTAATATTCGCAATTGCTTCGGCTGTTAAAGTTCCAGTTGAAAGATTAATAACTACCGAATCAGTCAAAGCTTTTTTGAAAGCCGCTTGTTGATCCGTGCCAGCTCTTAATAAACAATAATTGTTATTGCCATTGATGCCCGAAAGTATGGCATAATAACCCATCAAAGCAGCGGTAAATCCTTCTTTATTAACCATCGGGCGACCAGCAATTAATTGTCCAGTTGTCAAAATATGTTGAGAAAAATCAGCTTTTGTATTATTAAAGAAAAATTCAGCAGTTAAGGTTAAAGTGTCAAAATAATTGATGTATTTAAAAGTTATGTCTGCGTTTCCAAGCGTGTTAGTTTTATAAGTTGTTACCGCTTCATTTGAAATAATCACAGTATTTGCAGGATTATTTCTAAGCACCCAGCCACCAGAATTTTGCAACTCTAAAGCTTCAGCATCAGAAAAATCATTCCCAGTTTCAATAGTTGGCAATAGGCTAAATGGCGTATTGTGATAAGGAGTTGCAGCGAAGAAAGAACCGCCTAATGATTGCCCGTTAGTTGTGATTGAAGATACGTTTGAATTTACTGTAAGTCTTAATTCACGTAACGCAGCAGCATAGGCGGCAATAACAATCGGGTTCTCAAATATAGCACCGCCTTTGTGAGCAGCTCCTGAAATCAGCTTATTTGGAATATAGCCGAGTGTTTTTTGATTTAAAGCATCTAAAGCGGTATTGCTATTGGCGTAAGTATCATTTTTACAAACAATGCCAAATTCGTGAACAATTTTATTGTCAGCATTGAATTTAGCTTCGGTTTCAGTTGTTAAAGTAGAAACGCCCCATTCTGCTGGAAAGATTATTGTTGAATAACGAGTGCTTGCAATTGCGTCAAATACCGCTGTCAAAGTTGGATTAGTTGCACCATTCGCAAAAGCTGTAAGAGTGGTTGTAATTCCAGCGACAGAACCTGAATATTTTAAGCCTATTGAATTTCCAATTGCGCCTTTGTTTATTGCAGTTAAACCAACACTACCGCTAGTATTTACTGCATTTACTGGTCTATCTAAATTTGCATTGATTGCGGCTTCGAGTAAAGTTCCAAGAGAAGCAGCGGTTGCGCCACTGGCAACATTAATTTTGTAAGCACCATTGCGAATTGAGTCGACATAAACTGTAATTGTGCCAGCTTCAGTTGCGGTTCCAGTAAAAGCAACAATTCCAGTTGCGGCAACTCCACTTCCGTTGTCAGTCAATCCAATTGCAGAAACTTTTGGTCTAATTCTTGAGATCGAAAGTTGCTCGATTAAAGCGCGACCAGCTCTTGCAATATGCGAAGTTCTTCCGAATGCAGCGTTAAATTCTGCCGTAGAAAGTAAATTATCAACTAAAGCACCACTTGAAGCAGTGCCTGAAACCATTCCGCCGACGATTAGAATTGATCGAGCATCAACGCTTTGCGGGGTTTTAGCTGAAAGAATGTTAGTAGTTACGTATGGAAATGCAGCAGCCATGTTATTTTTTTGATTTTAAGGTTTCAGAAACTATTTCAACGCAATTGTCAATAACTGAATCAAGCAAACGACTGCGCCAAAACAAATCTAAAGGGATTGAATTTTCATCTGCGGCAATTTCAATAATTGCATCTTTAAGCAGTTTGCCTTGTGGCGTGGAAAGATTTCGATTTAGTTTTAATTTCATAAACAGAATTTAATTAAATGTTGAAATCAAAATATTTTTTAAAAACAAAAACAAAAATCCGAAAACCAAGACTAACGGAAATTTGGTTTAAAAATTAAGCCTTTGTCTAAAGTTCCATCGATTGTTTTAAGAGGAGTTCCATTATCAAAATCAATAGTATCGCCTGATTGCACAAATCCTTTAACCAAAAAATCAAATCGGTGGACATAATAAGCAACAACATAATCATCGGCTTCATTTCCAACATAAGCGCAAGGTTGGTAGGTTCTTTCAACTAAATTTGAATCAAAAATGTGGTTGGCAATACTTTTTAAAATTGGCTTTTCATAAGAGCGCGCTGTATCTGATTGCTCGCCACCTAACGCGCTACTTTTGCTTGGTAAAAAAACATAAAGAGAAAAATCTTGTTGAGTCTCATAATAAAAAGACTCATTTTTATTTTGAGCGGATGAAATATTGCTTGCGATTGTTTCGTTTTTGTAAATTGATTTTGCATTTAATATAACAAACATCCAAGGCTTCAAAATTTTATTATTATTTGCGGAATAAAAATCTGAAATCCTTTCAGCAGTTGCCGCATAATCAATGCGTGTGCCACTACTTAATTCAATTGTGCCTTGCGCTGGTGAGTTAAGCGTTGAACTTGAAGTTGCATAAGTAAATTGAGTTGCCGAAGTTACTGTGATTTGCTTGTATCCATTGTAACCAGCTTGATCTTCAAGTAAAAGATAGCCTGCCACTGCTGCTGGTGTTGTTGGTGTTGTTGTAATTTTAAAAGTGAAAGTATAGCTTGTTGGAACGCTTAACAATTCAAAATCGCCATTGTAGCCAGTGCTTGCGCCAGCAATTTCAACATAAAGCGGCAAATTTTCTAAAGAAAATAAAGAGGGGTCGGATAATTCGTGATCGGTTGAAGATGTGGCAGTTACAATATTTCCTACGCGAGTCAAAGAAACTAGAGTGATTGGTTTTTTCGCCCCTCTGATTGTAACGTAATTTCCAGTTGCTAAATTATGCGCGCTTGATGTCGTTGCTGTAATTGTGCCGCCTGATCGTGTCAAAGAAGAAATGCTTTTAATATCACTAAAATCATCTGTAAAGCTTGGTAAAATTTCTTTTAGTCTATTTACAACATGAATAGCTTTCATAATTAATTTGAGTTTTTGAAGCCAGCGGCTTTAATTTGTTTGTTGATTTCAGTTTCAATATTTAATTTCACTTGTTTTTCTAGCTTCTTGACAGTGCGTCCAAGCGGTTTTCTTGCTGCCATTTTTGAGCTTCCAAGTTCTAAAACTTTGGCATATTGTTTAGCTATGCCTTCATTGCCCGAGCCAAACTCTAAAGTTCGATTTCCGCGCACTAAAAAATCAACCGACTTTCTAAATTTGCCACTAATGATGGCGGGAGTTTCATTTGGCGAAGAAGCGGTGTGTAGCCTTGCTTTTTTTAAAGCTCCACTAACACCAACATAAACTTTATAAGTACGCCCGCTTTTTTTATTTTTCATATCTTTACGCAAATTCTCGACTAACTGCTTGCCCGAAATATAAGCGCCCATTCTTATTCCCTTTGTTATGTGATTAGGCAATGCTGCGTTGGCAATCATTAGTTTTTGTAATTGCGGGTCTTTAATTATTCTAAACATTATCTAGCGTTTGCCAAAATTGATTTGTCGCCCTTTTCAATGCAACGAATGCGAATTATTTTATTTTCTGCGTCAATGTTTTCGATATTTTTGACTTTGAAGCGGTTATTGTCATACTCAATCCAAAGCTGCTCTTCATAATTAATGCTTGGGCTGTATCTAACATAAAAATCAGTATTTAATCCATTTTCAATATTCACACCATTAATAAATTCACGATTTGGAGCTGTCTTAATTAAAGCCCAAACGTTTGCGAGAGTTTGAAAAGCAACTTTAGAAACTGCACTTGGTGAATTATTTGCTTTAATGCTGCTAGTTTGAATTTTTATTCTTTTGTTAAAATCGCCAACGCAAACCTTGTTAATGTTTTTTTG